ATACACATGAAGTTTGTGATAAGATGGAGGAGCGATACGTTTCAACTGAATATCACAATCCGGAAATGAATGAATATGATGAACTTTGGGCTGCCCTTCGAGAAGAAAACAATTTTGAAGACACCATGCGCTCATTTGTTGAACAAACATCTCAAATGGAATTGATGGAAGACAATATGACCTGTTTTGAAATTTGCACATCAGTCTACGATTGGTTGAAGGAACAAGACAAGAAATATCACGTTTTTGACAGTGTTTTGGTTATGCTTAGTTTATTCCTTCTTGGAACTTCTGTCTACAATCTCTACAAGGCTTTTTCACAGGATGAAGAATCATGGGAGGTTGAATCTGGAAAATCACGCCAAGCCAAAGGACAAGTTAAAATTGAGTCTGGAAAATCACGATTGAATAAAGGACAAGTGACCATTGAATCGGGCAAATCAAGACAAATGAAAGGACATCCACATATTGAATCTGGGAAAGCTCGTATTTCAAAAGCTCAAATGAAATTGGAATATGGGCCACAAGAAATTGATATGACAGTTGAAGGCTGGTTTTCAGATGACATCACAGCACAACGCATCAAGTGGAATGGCCTCCTGATCAAGACAATGAATTATGCTCAATCACTTGGTTTGCAAGATGAAGATTATGTTGAATTTCTTCGTGACGCTATCCCATCTTGGAGTATTTTCAAAACAATGTCAGAAGAAGAAATTGCGAACATTGATATTACCAAACGAATGTTTTGTAATCAATATGAAGGATGGGTTTCAACCAATGCTTCTGACCTCAACATCAAATTGCGTTCAAACATGGGAAAAATCTTGTGGCTGAATGACAAAAACGAGATTATAAATGGTGCAGCCCCTATTCGAATTTTCTTTCCAGTAGGACGTACCTTTATAATAAATGCTCATTATGTTCGCTTGATTGACCGCATGCAGGAAAAACAGCCAATGTTCAAGATTCGCATATGCTCATCCTTTTCTGATACAGGAATTGATTACTATTGGAAAGATCTTCAGCCACTTGTCAAGGATTACACTCGTGCAGGCCAAATGACTGACTTATGTTGCATTCAACTTGACAAGAAATGTATGCGATATCCTGATTTGCGAAAGCACATTATGGAACAGTCTTACCTTTCAAATCTTGTTGGTACTCGTGTTGTGTCAACTGTTGCTGATTGTGCCAACAAAACGTTTGAGACGAAGTTTGGTATGGTTGAAAACTTGACACTTCAAGAGACAGTCGATACTGATGGATCGCGATTCACATGTCAATCTGCAACAACCAACATTGGTTCCCGTGAAGGAGACTGTGGTAGTGTTTATCTTATGGATAGCCTAACTAGTGCACGACGTATCTGTGGAATTCACTTTGCAGGCTGTGCAGGTAAAGCATGTTTCATTCCTCTGGTATATGAAGACCTAGTCAACATTATCGATGAAGATGAGCAAGTTTTGCCAGACTACATTCCATCTGAAGACACACCGGCTGCTATTGTAGAAGGAAATTGTGTTTCATTGGGTGATATTCTTGATCCTCCATATCCAAATGTGAGAACAAAAATTCACGCAACTCAGGTCATAAACAGGGTATATCCAACAGAGATGGCTCCCGCAAAACTGATGCACCCGGAAAAGGTAGACGGCCCCATGTTCAAAGGAATCCAAAAACAATTCAAGAATGTGCCAACACTTGATGCAGGTATTCTGAAAAGAAGTGTCCTATCGTATAAACAACAATTAGCGAAGTCAAAATGCAATTATTCAAATATGAAAGTATTGGATTTTGATCAAGCCGTCAAAGGAACTGATTCGGAATATATCAAGGGTATAAACCGCGTA